ACTTATTCATCATATTATACATTTTATCTATGCCTTCGCGCAAGTTCCCATTTCCAGCACCCTTTACAGCGTCACGGGTCATGACAAACTCGCCAGCCATAAGCATAGCAGGCACATCGTCCTTCTTTCCTGACCCTTCAGAAGGATCTATTCCACCGTTACGGCGGGGGAAATAACCGCCATCAGCCGCATAAGTGATGCCGCCTAATTGACCACCAGGACCGCCTTGTCCATACGGACGGCGCTCAAATGAACCACGACCATCTTCTTCTTCATCGTCTCCAGCAAGCAAGGTCGCCAACAATCCAGCAGCCAATCCTTCGCCTAACTGGGTATTCATAAGTCTAAAAAGAAGGTTTCCTTTATCAGATCCCGCGAAACCAGTGCTTTTTAATAACTCGCCAGACATGGTGTTTGCCTCTGCCCCAGGAGCCGCTCCTCTAAATGCAGAAGCAATCCCAGAAGACTCTGCGCCTGTTGTGCCTGGTGTATAGGGAACTCTTGCCGCCGTTGATGAGGCAGGGCCTATTCCTTTCGGAACCATGGCTTGAGCCGCAGCATCTCCAGCGACTGGCGCCGTTCCGCTACTCATAAATTGACCGCCAATACCACCAAGCAATGCAGAGCGAAGAGCGTCCTTTGGCTTTTGACCAAATGCTAAACCACCTATGCCAGATGCTAAGGCGGATCTAATAAATGGGCTTGCCGCTGCGGAAGAAAGCCCTATGCTTTGCAACGCCGTCCCAGCCGCAGGCCCAAGAAAAGCTCCAGCCGCTATTGGCGCTGCAACTTTTACAATATCTTTTAGCTTAAAACCCATTACGTCACCACCTTTACCGTACCAGCATCATTATACAGTGCTCCGCTCTCAAGTCCAGTAGGGGAGGTCGGAAGATCTGTCAAAGTGATTTTTGTTGCACGAAGCTCCCCCGGAGTCCGTTCTTGTGAAATAAATATCTCCAATGCCCTCAACAAATCAGCCATATACTGTTGGCTATAATCCACAGGTGCTTCTGGTAATCGTGGTGGTGCAATACTAACCTGTGCCATTATCTCTTTCCGTCTTCTCGTATGTCGATCCGTGGACTACCTAGCTTCCATCTCGCACCTAGAGCCTCTGACTCCACCCTCATGGCAAAGGATCTACCCCGTGCCCTCATGTATAACTGGTTGGTGAAGTTCTCCACAGGAGATGATGCCGTTCTTGTCACCGTGCCAGCACTATCATCTGAAAACGATTGACCCGGAAAGTCCCTCGTCTTCAACGTAAAGGTAGCCTGCGGCGATGACAAATTGGTTGACCCGTTAAATGTCAAGTCAGGGATAATCCTTCTGACATAAAGAAACTTGTCACCATCACCAATGTCGATTGGCGCAGACTCGATAAATGAGTCCATAGCTACGCCATCGTTATCATACCCAAGCTCGTGGTTGTACAAATACCCACCGCCAGCAGCAATAGGATAGGATCGAGTACCGCGATCCAACCATGCCGAACGAGTGATTGCCCCGTAATACCACACCTTTTCGTTATAATTGTATATCACATATCGGTCATTTTGACCATCACCACCGTTAGCGACAGCGTTGGTATCGGAAGGATAAAGCCAAATCACTTCGCCAAACTCAGAGTTAATCCCTGCATACACCTTGTCCGTCTGGTTGAGGTTGAAGTCAAGGAATACCTTGTCTTTTACAGGGCACGGAAGCTGCTGTGTCTGACCAGCATAGACATAGAAGCTGTCAATGCCCATCCAAAACACAAAGTCTTCGGTAGCAACAGCCGCATTTGGACCCATGATGGTGATGTTGGATGCCAACTGCTGCAAACCGAAGGTAAAGGGAGGCCCGATATACCGCAAGGAACTGAGTGATGTGTCTGTCCAAACCAGAATCTCACGCTTGGTTTCCAGAGCCTGTACGAAAGTGGACCCAGAACCGAGTCGCAAGTCCCCCGCTGTGGTGGTCGCTGTTGCGTTCCACTCGGTTATTGATTCTTGATCCGAGAACCTGATAAGCAAAGGATCTTGTGTCGCGCTGCCTTGTGGGTTGCACCCAAAGGCTAGAACGTGGCGGTCTTGGTCTGATACCATAACTTGTTTGGCAATCACTGGCGTTTGGCTTGCTCCGCCTAGCGTACCAATCTCTACCGCAGGAGAACCTGTCCCCGTGGACTTATCCCAGTAATAAATAGCACTATCTCGTGGGTTGATGATTAAATCTTCGCCGAAGTTGTCATGTGACCAGAGACGGATTTCGTTGACCGTGGTAAGACCTCCTGAAGCGGCCTCGCCCCAACCATCACGTCCCCATGTGCCAGCGCCCCAACCAGTACCTCCCACAGAAGTATCAAGACCAACATTGATTTGATATGTGCCAACGACACTTGCGCCACCGTTTCCTGTATCTGATGCATTTGCGGCAGCGGCTAGTTCAATCTCATAACTATCAGCGTCTACGATACGAGTGACTTGATGTTCTTGGTTCAATACATCGGCTGTTACTACACCGCCCAAGCTAACTGCGCCAGAGAACGTAACAAAGTCGAACTCCTGACAGCCATGCGCTGTGTCTGATACCGTTACTGTTGTGCTTCCATCGGTTGCTGAGAAGGTTACGTCACCAGCAGCAGTGGTGGCACGAATAGGTGTGATGTCACTAAACGTCTGCCCTTCCTCAATATAATACTTTAAGTGCGTTCCTACACCGAGGTAATTTGACCGATCTAGCGCAATCCAGTTATGGAGGGCACGGGCAGACCCAACATAAGAATTGCTGCCATACTTCTCCCAGCCACCGATCTTTTCTGGGTAGCCAAAGCGGAAACGTACTTTATCACAATCAACCCAGCCGCCTTCGTTGCTATAGGCAGTGATTTCTCTATTGATTCCGGGGCGAAACTGTAGCTTAGTTAATGGCATTAGGCATCCTCCGCGTCATAAAAATCAGCGATAGAAATCTCACCTGATGTAGGTACATTAATGTTAATAGCTTGATACTGTTGCGGGTTCATCCACATAATAACTAAGCCCCCAGCACCGTGTCCACCATTAAAGTCACCGAACAAGCCATATCCTCCTTGACCCCAGCCACCCATGATTGTTGTGCTAGAAAAAGTCCAAACACCAGTGGTTGTGTTGAAAGAACCCGGCTCCCAGTAATTTGTACTGCTGTTTAATGGAGAATTTCTAGTAGACTGCGCCCATATCTGTGTGTCGCCGCCATTTATTGGAGAGACAGTAACATTAGTCAGACTAATAATACCAGAAGCACCACCAGTCTGACCATTTCCACTTGCTCCTACTGTACCTGAAGAACTGGATATAGTGGTAACACCAGTACCAGAAATGGTTGCCGTGCCACCAGCATTTCCTGAACCATAGGGACTAGTGTGACTACCACCTGTTGCCGTCACACTAAAGGAACCCGGTCCTGTTACAGAAGAAGCAGAGCCACCTTGACCATGCCCGTTAGCAGGGCCGTGCCCAGCACCACCACCGCCAACGGTAACCGAATAGTTTTCTCCAGATGCAACCGACTTAGAAACCAAAAGTGCAGCACCACCACTACCCGCGTAGCCGATACCACCTCCCCACCAAGACCCCGCAGCACCGCCACCCACTACTAGCACATATAGTGTACCTGCATATGGGGTTGTATAGGTAAGACCTGTTCTTTGGTCAGCAAGAGAAGACGTTATAGTGCCGGGACTTTTTGTATTCTCAATTCCTTCATACACTTGCGTATTATTTGGAAGAGTGCCTCCTTGAAACTTTGGAGCATTAGTGCCAGAAAAAGCAGTGATATCAGATCCCGAAGCGGGAATAATTTTTTGACTCGGAACAAGGCTGCCGTCTTTATAAAACTCGTTCATGCTATTTGGCTGAGTGTCGCTAAACTCAGTTGCAATATCATTCAGACTTAATGTTCCGCTTGATGGAAGGGTCATTCCAACCTCCCGATGCTTAAACGGTGCCGTAGGCGGTTACGTTTCCAACGACAGTCAAGTTACCGCTGGCATCCAGTTTCATTTTGTTCGTACCGCCCGTAGCAAAGTATAACACACCAGCACTTTCGGTCACTGTCCAGTTTCCTAAATCAACCGTGCCAGCGTTTACTGTACCAGTAGTGGTAATAGCAGATGACCCTGCGTCAATAGCACCAGATGTTAAAGCGCCACTAGCTGTAATTGTTCCAGTGATGTTAACATTACCAGTACCAGTGATGTTGTTGCTGTTCAGATCCAAGTTACCGCCTAGTTGGGGTGAGGTATCTGCCAACAGGTCAAAGTCTACGCCATATACTTTTGCGCCAGCACCTGCGCCGTCAGCAAAGATAATGCCGTACTTACCGTTTGCAATGCTCACATTGCCGCCAGAGCCTTGCGTAAAGGTGGCTGTTTGCCCAGAGCCGTTGTACACAACATACATCTTACCCTGATCATTCGGGCTGATTGTAATTGTGTTGGTGCCACTAGGGGAGCCGCCGAGGACTAACACCTTGTAATGCCCTTCAGATGCAGAGCCATCGCTGGTTGTCAGCGTGTGTGTTGTACCAGACAGCGTTATGGTGCCAACGCCACTCATGGCGCGGTCAATAATGTCGAAGTTAATATTGGTGGTATCACCCCAAGAACCAGACTGTTCACCAGTTCCAATCTTTTCAATACCACTATTTGTAGTGTAAGTAGAAGCCATTTATACCACCATGTTCGTCCAAGTGTTTATTGTACCACTAGCGTTGATCTCTGTCCACGAATCTCCGCTGTGCGTAATTTCTGTCCAAACTTCTGGGTTGGTTGATGCATCAATCGGAACCCACAGTAAGTTGCCGTCTGTGGTCATCACAAACGCGAATATCATATCTGAATCAGCCGATGCAGTAAAGTTAGCAGCGGTAGACTGTATAAATGCAGACACCATTTCTGCTTCGGGGATTCTAATAGCTATTCCGTTGGTTGTCTGTGTAAAGGAAGCTATTTGATCAGAAGAAGCAGAGGCAATAAGGTTCCCGTCAGAGGTCTGTATGAACGAAATATCTAGGTCTGCGGTTCCCGCTGCTGTGACATTGCCGTCAGAGGTCTGTATGAATACAAAATCTGTTTCAGCTACAGCACTAGCAATAAGAGTGGCTACAGTGTCTTGGTCAAACTGTGCGTTAAGTGAAGCCGAGTCTTCTTTTACAATGTTACCAGCGGAAGATTGGTCAAACTCTGCGCTTTGCTCTGATACGGCGTTAGTTATGTACAGGGCTGTGGATGTCTGGTCAAACTGCGCTGACATGTCGCTTATGCCAGCTAGTATACCTACGCCAACGGACAGCTTTGAATATGTGCCGACCATATATGACTCGCCGCTAAACACGCCTAAAGAAGTGGATGTTTGCGTGAAGTTGGCACTAACAGACTGTGAGCCCGGGAACACAATTCCCTGCGCCGCTATCGCTCGTTCTGATAATGCCAGTTCACCGAACATTCTTATATTCCTTGTGGCTTAGTAGACTAGGGTGGTCAGTCTTAGATGCCTCTATAAGCAAATCACGGTTGAGGTCATTCGCCTTTACCATCTCATTGCGAAAACTTTCAACCGCCGCACCAGTTTGCCTTGACTGTTGTGCGTTTTCAATTAACAGCTTTGGCATCCACGCCATCGAGCAACCCCAATCATCTATTTCCTGCCCAGTATTCGGGTCAGTCCCCCTTACGTGCATGAACCAAGCGCAGTCAAACTTTTTGCAAGGCTCAAAGTTATTCAAAGGGCAGTTGTCCTTTATCTCTAGTTTCATTCTGGTGTGGACTCCGCTTCTGCCGCCGCAATAGCCGCTTGTTCAGCATCGTAAGCGGCTTGCCAAGTTGTTTCTACATTAGACCACCACTCAAGGCTAGATGTCGCAACGTCTTCATCATTATGGGTATTGGTTTCGGTTACTCTGTCACCGTGTTCGATTGTGCAAGTAACGCCATCAAATGATTGAACCGCCCTAACAGTGTTTGGTAGCCAAGACAAATCAAGGTTTTCATAGAAATGTCCATCTTTGCCAATCTGACCATCATCAAAAATTACTGTCCATTTAGACATACAAATCTCCTACACTAAATAATACCATCCTGTGGCTATGTATTTGTCACAGGAATAAACTGGATTGCCTCTGTGGGTGTGTGTCCAAGACGCTGGGAAAAAACATAGCAATCCTTTTTTAGGCTGAACCTTCACACCATATTCAATGAACTCTGTTTCACCTTCACCCTCTGGAATGTCATTCAAGTACAGTGTCCAAGTCAGATTTCTGGCCGCATCTTCTGGGCCGTGTTCACAGTGCCAAATGTGAAAACCACCTTTTGGCGGTGTTTTTTGTACCTTCATAGCCTGTGACGAACACGGTTGCCTATCAAAGCCCATATATTTTTGAGCATATTTTGGCAAATATTGCCTCAACATATCGTGCATTTCTGCATTTAGTGGGTCTTTAATATTGCGAAAATTAAAAGAAAAATCAATTCTATTACTTGAACTGCCATTTGTTTCTGAGCCAACCATTAAATGACCTTGCGCTTCTGGGTTTTTTTGTGCGTCAAGCAATTCTTCAAGCCTTGCAACAATTCTGTCACAAAAATCGTATTGTTCAGTTTGATAACACTCTATAAAGTTTGACGTTTCCATTTTAATCCTTTGACGCAATAATTAAATCAACATACTGGACATTAATTGCAGTAGTGGCTGATGAAAGAGAACCTGAAAAGTTGTGTCCGTGGTTGTGAGAACCACCACCTCCAGTGGCATTAATATGAGTGTTAACAGATGACTGAGTCGACGTTGGCTGTCTTCTCATACGGTCTTGAACATTATTCCCAGCTTGACCAGTTTGTAGTCCGTGGTTGTGGCTTGGCATCTGTGCAGTAGAAAGCGTAGTATCAGAAATATTGCCACTAACAGAAACAGAACCGCTAACTGCTGGAGTTGCTAGTGCCGTTGTAAAGGCAACAGAACCGCCAGACCCAGCAGTGCCGCTTACAACCCTTAGTGCCTTGTCATTATGCGTAGTCTGTTTAGTCCAACCTGTAGGGGCGGCTGTTTGTTGGAACAGCATAAGTGTACCTGCCGCAAAACCACCGCCAAGACCAGTCAGGCCAGAGCCATCGCCAACAAATGCTGTGGCTGTTACTGTGCCACTGCTGTCGATGCGCATAGCCTCTGAGCCTTTAATATTAAAGACAGCAGAAGGACTTGCTGTTTCACTATTAACATCTATATCAAACGCTAAATTACCAACACCGCTATCTGCATTAATACGATGGTCTGCTCCTGTATTAGTGTCTGTTAGTGTTATGCGTGGGCTAGTTGATGAAAGGTGCATTAATGTGCTAGGCGAATCTGTCCCAATGCCCACGTTGCCGCCCGATGTGACTCTTAAAAGTTCTGAATTAGTGGTCTGATTCCGAAGCGCAAACCACGCAGTTGCTTGAAGTTGCCAATCCTGATTATTGTCTTTATCTTCAAATGTTATGTAAGGCGCATTAGCCGCCAAATGAAGCAACGCACTAGGCGAAGTTGTTCCCACCCCTAATCGCTGTGAGGAGGCATCCCAGAAGAAACCCTGCGTCACGCCTGTGCTGTCGTAGAAACTGATGTCGCCGTCATTCTTAACAGTAAACCGCTTAGTCCAAGTATCATCTGATGCGTCTGCGTCTTGTTGACCAGAAGAAATCTCAAAGGCTTGATTAAGACTTTCTTGCGCCGCAATTTGCCAATTTGTGTGACTTGCGTTTGTTGTTTCAAAAGTTAATTCAGGTGAATCATTGCTAATGACAGGATTGTCTTGAAACTCTGTTGCACCTGAAACCGTCAGCCCATCAGCCGTCACCGTGCC